AAATATTTGACGAACACCATCGGAAATATTGTCACCGTCATGGTACATGCTATGGCTCGAAAGGATGTCTTTGATTTTGCCTACCTCTGCCCGGTACTGAGCAGTGATTCCTTCGAGTAATCTGTTTTCCGCCTCTTTGCTTACCGGGGGTATCAGGTCAGGATCGATCTGTACCTCTTGGCTCTTTAAATAGACCTTGCACTTTGTACAATCCCAGTCCCTTATAGGGTTATCATATAGGCACCATGCCAATATCCCACCTTCTTTTGCGTACTCACATTTCCTTTTCATCTTCCCCTCCTGTCAGGTCCGGTTATTAAAATCTCCTTACCGTCTTCAGTCAATCCTCGAAGCCTGCTCATAAGCGATTCAGTCGCCAGGCCATAGCTCTTTTTTTCTCGAAACCATTGCGCCGTAAACTCCGAACCGATAACCAGGCTCTTGCTTTCGTCCCGTTCCATCCGGTCTATCGACTCGACCATCCACCGCTTGAATTCATCCTTGACCAGCTTCGGACTTATTTCCTCATAGCCGAAGTCATCGATACACAAAATATCGGAGCTGCCTGCCCAGTTTACAATTTTTCGCCCCGTCTCCCTGATCTCTTCCGGCTGGTCAAAGCTCGGGAATATCCGGGAAAGGTATCGACAATTGATGTAGGCTGGCCTTTTGCATCGCTCCAGGGCGTCACCAATGGCGACAGAAATCATGGTAGTCTTTCCACACCCTGCCACCCCGTAAAGCCAACAGGCGCGAGAATTGGAATCCTCGGATAGTATTCCTTGTAGTTCCTTGAGTATCGAGTGCGGTATTGATTCAATATTGATGTTATCTGGCAGTCCCGCAATCCCCATCAATCGAAGATACATCGCAAGCTCTCGGGTGTTTCGATGCCGGTCAAGTGATGCCGCTCGCTTGCTTTCCTCAGCTTCCACAGCTTCGAGTTCGGCGGCTGGCATTGGTTGTTTTATTCCGAGGTCGTCTAGTAATCCCATTGTATCCCTCTTAAAATCCAAGTTTGATCTCTTCTGGCTTCCGGCGGCTGGGCGGTATCCACCCGCTTTCCAAAAGAACGAGGCTGTATTTGTTCGCCCACTTCTTAGGACCGAATATCGTCGCCAAGTTCAGGTTGCTTTTCCCGCCCGTGGTCTGTTGCACCCACCATTTTGACTCTGCCAGGTTGTCTATTAGATCAAGAAAGTAGGTTTCCACGTCTTCGGGCGTCAGATCCGGGAATTTCGGCACGCCCTTTCTGACTTCTGCGATCCTGGAAAGAAGCATTCTCGCTGGCGCTGTCGGTTTACCTGCTAGAATTCCAGCGTCAAGGGCGGGGGTCTTTCCGTTGCAGATGTTCTTTACGTGCTTTTCAATTCGCTTGCAGACTTTTGAAACGATATCGAGATCAAATGTGGCGTCGGGCGTTAGACCGACTATATCTTGAGACTGGGAATGAGCCTGAGTCTGAGACTGAGAATAGCTGTGAGAATGTTTGGAGTTTGCAGGGGAAGTATCGTGAGAGTTTGTATCGTCGCAAGCTATTAGTTTCTCTTGCTTTATCTGTGGGTTCACGCCTTCAGAAGTGAGAATAGAAGGTGAATTATCGGATAGTGTTGTACAGCTTACAAACCCACTTTGTGCAGGTAACAAACCCACTTCGTGCGGCAAAGATAACAGCTTTCTTGTCTTTGCATCTCCGATTGAAATGATAATACCAGCATTCAAAAGAGCGCCTATTGCATCACCGATGGCCTTATGAGTTGCCCTGTCTGTTTTTCTTTTTATCCCTATTGACGTTGCTATAATCTCATAGCTTACACGCCTCGGTCGTTTGGCTAGGAAGGGAATAAGATAAGCACCCACACAAAAATGATAGGCTTTTATTTCGCCTTCAATCCTAGCCTTGTAGAGCTTCTTTATAGACACTTCTATCGTCACTTCTTAGCTCTTGCCTTGGATCTCTTTTCTTTTTTGATGCCTTCCCTGAGATACTTGTCAATGAGCCTGTTTATTAACATTCCCTTTTCCTTTGCTATGTCTACTATCTCTTTGTGAGTATCATCTTGAAGCTGTGCCGGTTTCATTATTCCTCCTATCCAATCTCTATAAACGATTATACACCACTATACAATATTGTCAACCCTTTTTAATGTATGTCTTGCTATTGTCTGCCGGGTCAGATCCGAAGTGGAACTTGACACCCAGCTTGGCCTGCTTGGTGGATTCCTTTAGCCAGTCGATGTAGAGATCATATGCGATATTGTTTGAGATGCCATCGCGTCTGTTTTTCTTTAGCCACTCTATGAACTCATCTGCCTTGCTAGGCTTGCGTCTCATTGTTGATCCTCTGATTTCACCAAACCATATTGTCGCGTGTTGTTGCATGAATTACATGCGAACATGTCTAAATCCAATTTTACTCCGCGAGGGCCTATCCTTACTGGTGTCTCAACAAAGAAATGGTTTTCAGGCCCTCCACATTCTTTACAATCAAGCACGGCATCTGAATTTCTATTCCTAGATCCATTCAATTTCTTAATCATCTCTTCCCTCCTTAAAATACGCCTCGGGTTCCGTTTATTCTTCTTAGCATGATTCTCCTTAAAGGCTGCTGAATATTGGTCCTTCTTCTACAAATTGTTTCTCATGGGATCTCTTCAAGTGAAGATCAAATTCGCGGGTGGCCAGTCTTGCGGAACTGTCGTATTTAAATTCCAATACAGGTAAGTCAGGACCGAATGTGTAGTCAGGATCATAATTATCGGTTGCAGTTCCAGACATAACTTGCCAGTCGGCATCACTGTGGATTCTAAATTGAACCCTGTAAACATGCTCTCCACCATTCGAATTCTTGAGTAATTGGTATTGCATTTTTCCCTCCTTAAAAGTTTAGTTAATGCCCCTGCCGCCATCCAGGTAGCATTAGACGGCAGGGGCTCCAGGTTTAACGTGGCCTTTAGTAAAAATAAACCTCGAAGTAATGGGGTTAGATAATGACCACGAAAGAACAATGCCACAAGCTAGGCTGGGCTTCGAATCAATATCCTTTGATGATCTTGGCTATCATATCTCCGATGGTGTATCCGTTGGCCTTGGTGAGGCTCTCCGCCGTCATCTTCGCAAAGGTTTTACCCATGTCCTTTCCGATCTGATTAAATGATGGAAGGAGCCCTTTCACCAGAGCAGCCTTGAGGTTGGGGAGTTCCTCTTTGACCAGTGGCATCACATCTTCCTTCATGAACCGCTGCATCTCCGAGGCTACATGGTCCGTTACCTGATCTTTGATTGTCTCAAGGATATTATATTTCAATCCTTCGATGATCTCAATCTCGGCTTTTTGTTGGGCTTCCTTCATGATCTTGTCATAATCAATCTTGAAGTCTACTTTCTTTTTGTCGCTCATTTTGCCCTCCTAAGTCTTCGGTAATATTCCATCTGGTTATGCAGATACCACATGATGTTGATAGCATCTGCTTCGTCATCATTAGCCACCAAGCCTTGCTTATCTAGCTTGGCATTGGCTGTCATGACGCTTCTTTCCTTGAGTCTATTCGGCTCTGTCTTCGTATTCCTCGCAATCCCTAACATTGCCCCATGCCATACATCCGGGTTGATTCTGAGACACTTCACGCGCCCTGAGAGTATATCCTTGACATCTCTCTCAATAGCAGCCACAGCCGCTTGATGTGCTTTAGCCATACCCCTTACCATGTGAGGGGTATACTCAGAGAGCATAACAAAATAACCATCATACTCCCTGAGCTTGTCGAGGATGGGACCCATGCGGGTTATCTGTCTGGAATAGTAGGCCAGGATAGTGCCATCTGCTTGAGCAAAACAGATGCCTGTAGATGTTATCGATGCGTCAAGGCCGATTAAGATAGGGTTGTCATACCAGTATGGTTTCATTCGCGTCATGGTATCGATTAGTTTTGCTTCGCTTGCCATCTTCATTTGACTAGCTCCCACATGGCCGCAAGGGCGATGAATACGATTATCCATGTTGGGTATAGGTCTTTGTAGTTCATAGTCCCATCTCCTGTTTTATCTCCATTATTTTAGCTAGGATTTCTTTCTGGCCTTCAATTCCCTTTTGCCTTACGTAGTCGACCCTTGTTTTCTGGTCTACAACTTCAGCGTTTAATTTATTCTCTATGGGGCGGTGGTTCCATGTCTCATACTCATGTTCATAGATTGCACTTGGCATACCCATCAACTTGCAATCCATCTTGTGTTGTATAATCTGGTAGCTTTCTTTCCCTTCCCTGTGCGGCATTGGTGATGGTACGGCTCCACAGAATGGGCAAGGTTTCAACTCCATGATTCATCCTCCCTGCTGTCTATCATATCCTGACAACTTTGGCATATGGTTGATTCACCTTCGTACAGCATGGCCCCACAGTAAGTGCATACACAGACATCATATTGGGCAAGCTGGGTTTCAGATAGGTGGATGGTGTAGGTTTCCATTAGTCTTCCATCCTTTCCTTGCGCTCATTGTCGCCTGCCACACCTGATATGCATTGCTGGCAGAAGTAGGAATCAGGATCATAATCGACGGCATCACATCCACCGATGGGGCAGTCTTCTTTCTTATCATCTTCAATCATTGCTGTCCTCCTTTGGATTGAATCGCCCATCTTCAACAGCTCGTAACCCTTCAACCATCGTTACAGCATCAAGCCACGGACACCCACCATTGTACTCGCAAATGCCCTCTTCTTTATTGTTCCAAGGACAAGGACCACACCGATCATAAGAGGGGAGTTGAACCCATTTTACTAGTGTTTCCATTATGCTATCCATTATTCACCATCCTTAATATCAACATCTTCAACCGCTCCCAGTGGGATGTCTTCTGGTTCTGGTTCATACAGGTCTTCCGCTTCACCTGCTAAAAGCTTTTCGATGTTCTCGGGGTAGGAAAGGATATGTTTGATTCGGTCCTCACCTTCCAAGAGCTTATCAACTCCCATGCCTTCAACCTTCTTCCAACCTGAAACATTGAAGACAGCTTCAAGAATAAGCACCTTTGCTTTCTTTTCCTTCGCTGAAGTTGATGGGAAAGCCTTTACCATCTGGGCCTTGATCTCTTCAAGCGCTTCCTCTTTGTTGCGCTTCCTCATGAAGTGCAGGTTTGTATCTGTGCCATCATCTATTAGGTTGCTACTGTCTCTGGTCCGATCATATACCTTGTGATCACCACCGATATTAAGAGAATCAAAACAGGGTTTAATATCAGGCCATCCAATGAGAACAAATGCATCTCCGTTGATGTTCCGGCTTCTATCCTTCAGGCATTGCGCTACATGTATTAGCCTGCTGTTTTTGGTCTTTCTTTTAATGGTTTCCTGGATAAGCGGGATGGTGTTTTTGATATCATCGAATTGACCGGAGTTGTACTTGTGCAATTCAAATAGGAATGAAAGCTCATAAGCAAAGTTCTTTTCAGCCTTCATTTTTGTCCCGTCAATAACCATCTCTCTCTTGCCACGGTCGTTTACCTGGGACTGGTAGGTGTCTGCCCTTCTGCCACATACTATGATATGACACTTGGAATTTAAAACAGGATCAACCATCTTTTCATTCCATATCTCTTTTATCCGCGGCCAATCCTGTATTTGAATCTGTCCATACTTTGACTTCTTTCTATTCTCTTCCACCCACTTGTCCCAGAAGTGAGTGATTGAATCAATAACAAGGATAGCGCCCGACTCTTCAGTCTCAGATATAATAGACGGCACATCATTTAGCGCCTTTGTCTTTGATTGAAAAAGGTTGTACCCTCTTTCCCTTAGTTCCTTGACAAAGAAGTCAGACCCGCTCTCTGTATCTGCTGCAAATATCTTCTCGGTTCCGATGATATCCGCAATGTTTGGTGCGAGTTCTGACAGTGCAAGATACGTCTTACCAGTACCAGGATCACCGAACAATCCTATCTTGATGTACGCTACCGTGTTCTCTGCTGGTTTGAATAGTTCCATGCTCCCCTCCTTAAAGTGTTTTACTCGCTTCCGATAACATCGCATGCCATCTGTAAAAGCCGTGGAATGTCTCACCACAATCCATTGAGCACATGTCAAGGATGCCCTCGCCGTCGATAAAATAATCCTTACAATTGGTACAGGATTCAATGATGATCCCGGCCATGTCTGACACCTGCTCAAGAAACTGAATCACTGCCGAGTCTGCAAGCTGTCTGGATTCTATCCGGTCGCTTGCTCCACCCATTGCCATCAAGATTACAGCTTGTGGTAACTGGTGATAAGTGACAATGACAGAATAGTAGTCATCTTGGATATCAGTCCTAACCCATAGTCTACAACTATCTTTTGTGTGTTCCATTCCCTCCTCCTTTTGAATGATCGAAGCTATATACTACTCTTGCTCTTTTGTTTTGTCAACTTGTTTCATCGCGTCATTGTATATGCTGGGACCGTCACCCACTTCCACCCGCGCAAGCTCAATCTTGAATTCTTCCGGGCCGTGCTCTTCAATGAAGATGTCTATCAAATGGAATAGGAGCTTGATACGGAAGCTTAAAGAGTAGTTCTGATCATTGGTGATGTACTTGACCCAGCGCATTGAAGAGTGCAGGGCTTTGGCAAATTGCCGCTTGGATTCGTAACCTAGCTTGATGCGGATTTGTTCTATTTTAACCTGTGGTTCCATCTGTGTCTCTTCCTCCTGTGCTGCCCCATGTGGAGCTATCCTTGTTTGTCCATTTCCTTTTTCATATCTTCAACTGCCTTATCATCGAACATATCCCGAAACCACGCCATCGGTGCATTCTCATCAATCCACTTGAGAGCGATTGGGCGAAGTTGAATAGTCCAAAGTATGTACATGTTGTCGGGATATCCCCCTTCGTCCCGGTCCCATGTGATGTCATAATCGGGGACAAGATTGTCAATCTCTGGAATAGCGAGATCCATTACAACTACCGCCTGATCTGGCAACATTCCATTATTTTCTAGATATTGTTCAAGTCTTTCTCGGGCATTCATCTTCTTATCCTTTCGCTGTGCTGCCCCCGAAGGGGCGGGGGGTTAGACTTTTTCACCAAAGATAGTATCCATCAGCATATTGAGAGTATCAACACAATCAGGAGCATCACTATCAAGCCGCGTAAGTTCTTCGTTGCTCATGTTGCGCCACTCTTCGATGGTGAACACCTTGCAGCCTATCATCATGTGACTGTCTGATACCGTGATTGACCAAGGCAGTAGGCCAGATATCACAAGCGTTTCTTTTGTGGCTTCGGCAGATCCAGACACGCTGGCATATCCAAACACGCGGGCAGATCCAGACACGCTGGCAGATTCAAACACGCTGGCAGATCCAAACACGCTGGCATATCCAGACACGCTGGCAGATCCAGACACGCGGGCAGATCCAGACACGCGGGCAGATTCTGCTACCCATCCGCCTTTTGAACCATCTGGATTTTTGTGTCGATGTGCTTCTACTTCTCCATTGCCATCATTGAAATTATGTTTCATCTGTCTCCCTCTCCTAAGTTTTCATTGTTCAACTGTCCTTAGTATATGCATTTTATGCCCCCTTGTCAACAAAAAAACGCTATTTATTTACGATTATATGTAGCCTGTTGTTATTGCTTGGTTATTCGGTGGGGATTGGGATGCCTAATATCTCTATATCAACATCTTTATCACGTCCCTCTACTTCAATCAACTGCATCCCTTGGAAGTTGGCTTGACATATCCAGTCAGTAAAAACACTCTTGACTAAATTATTGCTCACAGTAGAGCATGATACGTTCATGGTGTACCAGCGCAAGTCCTCATCCTGCCAGATGATATCCGTCTCAAGTGCCGCGGCTAGACGAAGGATATCCGCTGTGCCTGGTACGGGCTTCCCTGGTATCAGGGAACTGATGGAATCTGGCATGGAAACACAGCTTGTCAGCATGATGATAAGCAGGACAGCCGGTCCACCCTTTTTAAACAGTTTGCCGATAGCGTTAATCAGCATAGAGATAGCCGTGATAATCTTTGCAATGCCTTTAGGTTTCATCATGCCTCCTTAGTATAAAGTCTACACTCTTCTTTACAGCTACCTTAACGCGCCTGTGTGGCCTCATATCCCATCTAGCCTTGTTACCCCTCACGTCAACATGGATGCGGTTGTAATAGCGGCCTATGCCACCCTCTCGAAAGTCATCTATCATGCAGGCTCTAGCGAACATATCAGATTCTTTCATGCCTTTTATTTTGATATCTACACCATCACAATAGGGCGGGGTATGTCTACTATTGGGGGATGCATTCTTTACAGTGGCGTTATGCGCCTTGCATCTCAAGGGGCCACTAATGGTAATGGGTCGGCCTGCTATTTCCCTTAGCCCTTCTAAGGCTGCTACAAGCTTAGTACTAGGGACATTGAGACCACAGCCGCACTTGCAAACAAATTCCCAGTGACTAAAATGTTGGCTAAGATCACCCATCTTTCATGTCCTTTTCCATATCACCCTTTACAAGCTGACCTATCTTATTGATGCTCTCCTGTGATTCTCCATTAAATATCGGCGCATTCTCTAAGTTCTCCACTCGCTTATCTAGTCCTAACATGTGCTCAGACTGTACTGCACAAGTCAGATTGAGGGCTACTAGGGTTTCCTTGATGGAGCCAATGTCATCTCCTATCTTGTCAACTGATGCCATGTATTTCTTGGCTTTCGAATAAACAATGTAGACACCAAGGCCAAGTGCCCCTCCACCTCCGCCGACACCACCCAGCACTTGATAGAGTAGGCTTGATATTTCCTTGGCCGCTTGAACTTCGGGTTGCATGATTCCTCACTTGGGGATGGTGGTTAAGACTAGACCGGGGTAGGTAGTTATTGCATCGGTTGGGTTATCCATTACTTTTCCGCCTGAGTCTTCCTGTAAAAACCATAGCACAAGATATCCAGGTTGACCATTCTTTCCCATCTCTATTCGTTTGTTTCGGATATCCTTATCAGAGTCTAAATCAATCTGCATTTCTACAAGCGCATATGCTGCAGGATTTGTGCCCGTGTCGCTCTCTATATCAGACGTTGCAATTTCCCTTGTAAAATCCCAGTCTTCATATAGAGACATTTTAAATGATGTGTCCGTGTTGGCATCCCCGCTTTTAATTGCTAGTCTCATTCGAATATATGGTGAATAGATTCCAGGGAAAACAACTATCTTCTGAGATGGCACAAAGTCAAGTTGATAGAATCCAGATGCTGCCACAAGTTCGGGAGTCTCTCCCCACATATGCCGGGGTTGTAACATTGGCAAGGGTTGAAAACCATCAGGTTCCACGTCTCCTTGAAAATAATCATCTATATCGGCCAATACTATTTCTGTGCCGTCTGGCTCAAACATACATCCCCTTGGGTATGTATCGGCCCACCTGAGATAAGCACCCGTCGGGCGCTTGCTATTCCCTGCCCAATCTTTTCCGATATGATTAAAAGCATACATGCCCGCTGGCTGTGGTCCATCATCGAAAGGCGATGCGTTGTTATATGCATATGCCAACCAATAAGCGTTTGAATACAGATTCTGCATGGATGCCGAATATGCATCCATACCGACTGACCATAGTCGCTCATCTTGTGCGGCAAAATCTGTGGGGATAATGTTTGACATTGATATCCTGTTCTGCTAGCCTTTTAATCAGGAGGTGGCCCATGAAACTTTTAATTACATTGATTATCTTGGTTACTGGATGCGGCACAGTCTCTCTCGATGGAGACAATCTAACAGACTGCGACACGGGAAATACTATTTATTACTCTGTTGACAGGGGAGTTGGCGCATACTGTCTCGGATCAACAAAGATGTCCGTACTTGAAGATGGTTCATATCAATGCTATTGGCCATGTGCTAGAGATAGAAATGCTCCTGATCCCGAAAGGTGCCAACATATAACAGTAACATTCGTTAATGCCCGTCTTGATGATAGTATTATTGAGTATTCCCCCGGCTGTTAATATTCAATGCCAGCCCAAACAGCAGGGTGTGGAATATCATTGTCAGGATCATGAAACCAGAGTATAGCATTGTCTTCATTTCTGTCTTCTTGAACTATATCAGGATGTGTTTGAACAACAGCCGCTTCAATAACAAAATGAAGTACCGCCCTTGCCGCATGTGTTGATGGTATTTCCCATTCTAATTCGTACCATTTAAACTCACCTGCATCTTTGCTTTCCGATGCGGGTATCGGAATAGACTTACCCTCATCATATCCACCTGCATTTGTTTCTGATAGGTGAACATTCCAAAGCTCTCTATTTGAACTGGTGACTGTTTCAACTTTGACATTTTCTGTATTTATAACATCAACAGTTGCACACATCTGAAGCCTTACTAATACTCTTTTTGCATCACCATATGCAGGAACATCTAATGAAAAGCACCTGAAGAAATGTGCATCATCATCTCCAAGGCTATTTGCTATAATGCTCATATTGCAATAATGGTAAAAATCATCCGTCGAAAAAATAGGCACGGGTGATGACATCGGGTTATATAACATAACGGTTGAAGCACCAGCCGCATCTATTGTAAAAGGTGCAATTAGATATTTATGGTCCCATCCTTTAATGGTTATATATGTCCTTTCATCATTAGTGCCATCAAGTGTTAAAAGAACATCTGTACCAACCCACCAAGTAGAGCCACCAAGTGCATCAATAGCCTCCGTTGATCTATTGACTATTGCGTTATCTCCAAGTGTTCCAGAAAAACTAGACTGGGTTAATGGCGCAACTGCGACTCGCCTATTTATTGCTCCGGTTCCTGCACCCGGAAGATATGGGCTAATCACAGATCCAATAACAGTACCAGACACAAGCGGTATATCCGGTCCTAAGTTGTCTCCATGATCATGACCAGATACCGCGCCAGAACCAGCCCAGTCAACACCATCGGCGCTTCGCTTTATCCAGTTGACCGACTCTGCAACTTGTGCAACTTCAGGTCCAATGATTCCGCCAAAGAATTCACTTGTCGCAATATCATAGAATGTAGCTTCATCAGCAGCCATTAGTAATCCGTTCTCATGCTGGCAACGTTGTTCGTGTAGCTAATTCCTGTTTGATCAGAGTCCCAATGTTCAGACCATCCATCAGCAGAGTGCAATCTTACTGTGCCTGATCCAGCTGGTATGGTTATTGTAAAGTAGAAGTCACACCATCCAGTCAATCCGGCAACATCTGAGATGTCTATAATAAGATTAGACCATTCGGTCTGTCCTGCTTCTAGTGCTGTCGGATCTGGAGGTGGCGGTGTAGGAGTTGCTTCTGATACTGTCACACCATCCCCATCAAGGGTTGCCGTCAATGTCACCGTATCATCCCACTGATTATCAACCCATATGGAAGGACACACAAACTTTTCACAGTCTTGTACTATGAAAACAGATACCTTTGAAACTTCATATTTTGCCACTACATTGTACCCATATTTTCCATCGGCTATTACCACTAAACCAAGAGAATTTGTTCTCCAATAAACAGCTTGCGGCAGACCACCCCACGATGCTGAATAGCTATTCTTTAACATCCAATTTCCGACATGGGTGTTGTTCACCCTGTCAATATGCTCGCTATCATCAGACCTTGCATGTCTATGGCCTGTAACCGACTGGGATTGATTGGGTGAAATGTCATCATCTGCCAGATGTTCCCAGTATGTATGATTGGCTTCCGCCATTCGATACACCATGTCAGCAGATAAAGGATCATCTGCATCAACCTCAATGCTATCGATAGGCATCAGGTTATCAACGTCTGACTTAATCGGGTAAGTTGGTCCTGACATTATCCCACCATCGGCACGTAATCATGCCCGTCATCGTCTGCCGCTCCAAGCTTTCCGCTTGAGTCGGCAATATAAGCGAAGTCCTGTAAGTCAACCGCTCCGACAGTATCGTATGCGGCTGCAACTAGAATATCGTTAGCGGCCGGGGCCGTACCGGGTGCGCCTGCAAGTCCTAGCGTTGCGCTCCCACCGGCCCACTGCGGTATAGCAGATCCATCAAGCGTAATTGCAATCGGTCCACCTGATATTCTACCCGCTACAACCTGTTTTACCAACATCGAATCACTTGGACTTAGAATATCTGGCAGTTCCAATCCGTTGACTTGGTTCCACCAATCATTCTGGGAGATTGTTATCTGCGGCACTCCTGCATTATAGGATGTAACCTTTGCTGAAAAGTTCCAGCCGGGGAAGTTGCCCGTTGGCTGTGGCGAAAGTCTAAGTTCTGCTGTTTTATTTTCAAGGTTCTTTCTATATTCGACTACCGAGAAGTTAGCAGACAGACCTCGCGTGCCATCACCTATCGGCAATTGGCTATGAACCAATGAAACCCGATCACCAATCTTTACATCCTCTACATTATCCAATGCAGTTGCAAGCCTGACTTGATATAGAAACCTGCTGAATCTGGTAGTGATATCAGTTGATAGCATAACCAACCAAGTATCAAAGTCCGAAAACTCCCTGACTGAAGATGTCGAACCATAGTAGTATCCAGCATCAAGACTAGCTACAGATTCAGCAGCTTGAAAGAACCTATTCTTTTCTTGGCTGTTGTTTAGAATAAGTTTGTTTTCAAACTCACTTGAACCCGGTCTTTTTCCAAGGTCAACGATCATCCTCTGTACTCTGGCATCCTCTACCCATTCTATGGTGGGAGGGTTGCTGGCCAGCAGATCATTTTCAACTAATGTATGTTCTGCGTTTTGATGCTTGAGAATAACCGCAAATCGGTTGATTGCAATCTTACCGTCATTATCCACATATAGAAATGCGTTCAAAGGTTTGACTATATTGGTACAGACATCACGGTATGATTCATCTGCACCCGATATGGCTAGGAAGGAATGGTTCGCATTCGTCGGAGTGCGCCATTGTATTTCCTCGAATGATGCCTTGTTTACTATATCTTCTGGAATGAACAGCGAAACATCTGGTAGGGTTTCCATAGTCCATATGATATCATTGTCATCGATGCCTAGCAGCCCCGCTAACCACTCGAAAGGCGTTAGGGGTGTCAGTATATCATTTGCGTCGATAAAGTCGCTACAGGCTATCTCTGCAATCCCTGAGCCTGTACTGTGGCTTTCTTTCTCGGTGCCAAATTGACCACGTACACAATCAGTTAAACGGGGTACAGATATCTTGGTTACTGCTGCACCTGCAACATGGGTTGCGGCTGTCGTTCCCATGCATGCACGAGTGCATCCCGTAAAGCCATCATACCATGAAGTTCCACCCAAAAGCCTACCAAGATAAATAACTTCTGAGCCAACCTCGATAAAGTCACCTTCAGCGAATCCGGTTGTATCATCGAGGTAGACTTCCTCTTGTGTTACTGAATCAATACCCTGTCCAGCATCAAGAGTATCACTTGCGGCATCGCCCTCATCTACTTCGCCATATGAAATTATCTCATCATCAATTTGTACATAGTCGGAGTTTCCGAAGTCTTCAGCACCTTGAAGATTAAGAAAAGCTGTCTCAAGCGGGATGTCAACAGACATTGATCCGATACCTGTTGATATTGGATCTGGCAATTCAATGGTTTTTACTCGGTGGTATCCTGGTCCCTCCGGTCCACTGTAATAATCTTCTTCAAGATCAAATCCCAGCCTAGGCAATGCATCATTTGTATCACCATGAATAAACCATACTTCGGGAGCGTATCCAATAACAAACGAAATTTTGTAATCTTCAGATACGGTTGCCTTTTCAATGTTTAGGCTTGCTCTATCATTATTCGCAGTTGACCAATTGTCAAAGGCTTCATTACATGCCCTATGAAACTCAAAAGCGATATGACCGGCCTGTGGGTTTTCATTTGGTTCGGTATCATAGATTCCTGGTTTTAGCCTAACATCAACGCTTCTATTTGATCCAAGGTGATCATATGCCCATGCCACGGAGAATAAAGTGTCGCCCGTATCTTTACCATTCTTCTGTTTCTCTGAAAGCACAAACTGTTTAGCCACTTGACCTGCAGTGAGGATCCCGGCAAACGTAGAATCCAGCGCCGATAAAGTACCCTCTACAAATACATCATAAGTCGCAAGGTTGTTTCCCGGAGTCCACTGGCTTATGATCCCACCGTAAATGATGTTACCCGATAAGTCCTGTACCTGTAGCCACCTACCCCGGAGATTCGGCATATAGTCGTAGAAGGTCGTACCATCGTCATGTGGCCTAGCTTGGGTGTTATTCTGGCCTCTGGATACTCCTGTTAGTTGATCCGCTGCCTTGCCTGACCATGTAACGCATTCCCTGTCTAACCAGCCTGTACCATTACTATCAAATTCATCACCATCAACTAAGTCTATTGTGTTCTGGCTGTCAGTTATGGCACCGTCAAGGGTAGTCGTATTCTCAACCTGGTTAGGTTCAAAGTTCTCTGTGATCCAATTGTCAATATCAACCAACACAAGATCAAGCGAATCATCTTGGGTGACCCCATCCCTCATGTCTAGGGATTGGCTAACCCCTTCAGGGAAAGCATTCTGGTCTAAGTACCAATAAGGTATTTCATTCTCCGCCCCCTCAATCACAATCGAGAAAGGCTCATGGGATGCGCTCTGCTCCCTGAAGTAGACGGCACCTAGAGCAGCATCTATCCCCGCTTCTGTGCTCTCAAGGAAGTATGCGCCATCAGGAGCGTTCAATTTGAATTCTAGGTAGTCTGCATCGGTATCCGGTCTTTTCGCGCTTACAAGGGATGTGGTATCCGCTACCCATGCCGCCCCATTCCAATACTTTGTATCCCAGTTGGCTAGCTCTTTAATATCGGCCCACTGTTGATCTGTAGCACTACCCGTAAAGGTAGCCCTAAAGACTCCCTTGCCGATACGGACGGCTGTACTTTGTATGGAGATGGTCATTGATAATTTATTGCGCCTGTATTTATTCTTTCGGCCCCATTGCCTGCATGCTTATTTATTAGACTTATTATTCGTCTGGCCTCTAGGTGTTTATCTCTCTTTATTCTATCCTGAAGTTCTTCATCCGTTATCGTTCCTAGCTGTGCCTTTGATCTGAATCTGCGCCAGAACCTAACATCATATTTCATCAGCATCTTTACAATCTGCCAAGCCCTTGCAAGTTCTGCCTCTAATATCTCGCATCTTATTTCTACGCTGTCTATTTTATCGGTGTCGTTACTTCCCCTTGTATCCTCAACTATCTTCAATGCTTCCTGCATTGTCTGGTGGTATCCAAGATTAACCGGAGTTGTTTTTTTGTGCAATATTTCTAATGCCGCATCATACTCTTCCTTTGTGACAGTCTTTACTTCTAATCCCATCATTCCCCTCCTTAATCCTTAACAATAAAAGCTATCTGAAAATCCCAAAGCCCTGAATTATTCCCCCGTCTCTGTGGGGATAGAACCGAGTTAGATCCGTAGTCTATCACAAGCTGATTCATCCTCTCGCTTGCGTTATCGCTAACTAGTCCCTCCCAATCAGATACGTAATAAAGATCATTCCCAGCAAAAGCACTATCCCAGATATCTCTACCCACAGACGCAAGTTCATCAGTTACCCCATTCCAGGCTATGGTACGCCTTCTAAGCGTTGAGTTTTGACTGATGCTTGTACTGCCATCAACAGAGACAGCAGAACCAGCACGGGCCGATATGGGGCCTAGAGTGTCTAAGCCTACTCCGGTTGCAACAAGAGTATTCTTGACCTCACCTGTGGAAGTTTGACTTGATGCCGCGCCTGTAGGCAAAGTGTCAAAGCCAAATTGCGCCCACCCGTCAACGTCGAGGATGTAGAATGTTGCTACACCTACCAGAACCTTGACTGTTACTCCGTAGTCGCTGGTATCATCGGCCTGAATAGTGACAGTGAATGTAGCTTGAACAGTCTTGAGTTGTACTTCGAGCTCTTCACATAGCTCCTCAATGGTCGGATAGGTAGCCGCCGTCAATGATAGGGCTTGAGCTCCACCACCATAAAATATTGATACTGTATTGTTTGCAGCAGTCACCGTGATGGGTGCCATTAGTGCGGCGTGTCCTGAAGGCATCTATTCTTTACCTGTGATAATCAGCAGCCACTCTTTCATGATTGCCCTTAGAACATCTTTCATGTCCGGCGTGTCTTCTATGGGTATATCGCCATCTATGTATCCCTGTATTGTTGACACTGGAACAACGTGCATATTTCCATATGAGTCACGAATGGTTAAGTGTTCCCTATGGTCAGCAAGGACTATTAAGGACTCCATATCACCACCCCATCGAATCAAGAAACATGTTGATAAAATACAGCGCCCACCATCCAAGGCAAAGGGCTATGAGGACTAGGATAAGGGCGTTTTGTTTGTGGTGGGTCATTGGTCTGTAAAAAAGCTGACGTTCGGAGTGCAATCACAGCTAGTTGTGGTTAGCGTGAATCCACCTTTTTCATCAGTATCCCAATGCATGTTGTTCATCAGATCCCTAGCTTTTTGCATTTCAATTATTTCGTTCTTCAACTGAATCTGCTTAATGGTAAGAATCGTACTTATGGCGCTTGTTAAAATCATAATGCCGCACGCTATATAAATTGCCAGTTCCATAGCCCCTCCTTTACGCAGCCCTTAACCTAAGCTGCCACGATTAAACCAACCTGAAATAAAAGCATCGGCCATCACGACCAACGCTAATGAAGGCTTATCAAAACATACTTGATAAAGCCCAGTCTCTTTACATTGTTCAATGCGTATATTTCCATAATCACGATCCTGTTGAGGTGAAGTCGCGAATCTAATAAACGACTCTGCAAGTTCTTTCTCATCAACCTTCATTGCAATATTCATGCTGCCCTCAGTCTCAACTGAAGAGTCCAGTATCGATACTTGTTTACAGTCCTTTGGGTCAATACACTTTGACTACCTTCGATCATGCTTTCATCTAGCTTGTATTGCCCAATCTGTGAGGCCGAATCATTGACCGTAATTAAGGCCCCGGCTCCTGCTAGTCCATACCATGCTTCAGTCGCTATCCTTTGGGTATCGTCAATATACAGATGGCTAAATCCTTGTGTAGTCAGGTTTGCTATGGGTATCTGCTTGATGCCGCCTTGAAGTCCTATCGCCTGTTGTACGATGGTTTGTCTGCCCTCTTGGGTCTTCTCGTTGATAACGTCTAGCCATATGGTATTTGATGGGTAGTTTTCTGCCGTGAATTTTATACCTGCAGCATGTGTTTCTGTTGTGTCATATCCTAGCAAACCCCACAGATTGTTATATAGGGCAGCATTAGAAGAGCTTGTAGAATCGTAGAATAGCGGTGTGAATATACCAACAGCAGAGCACGCCACCTTGCCTGTAGTGGAGAGTGTCCAATTCAATGACGAAACGCCGTCTAATGCAGTAACGATATCGGATGTTTCATCATAGTCAGTGGCGGGGATAGTATCGGTATGTGTCACAGGTCCGGCAGTAGTATATTTTAGAGAGACATTCCCGAATCCATCAGCACTTAGGCTCTGTTGGGCGTGGAAGTTAATCATTATGGTTTTCTTGCAAGGAACTTTGCACATTCAGGAGTCATTAGAAAGCCCTCTCCGTCATCTGCTGGTCCGTCATATGGAGGAACAATTCCAGCGTTTCTAAACACGCCGCTTGATTCTATGTTGTATTCGAAGTCACCTTCATTGCTAATGGCTGCAAGTAGTTCTTTTGAAGCTGTTACCTTTTGCACGTTGACCGTCTGACGCTTTGTCCATCTTCCAACTAGAAAGCCAGCTAGCATGAATAGCGGTATTGATAAGAGTTCCATCATTCCCCCTTGGCTGCTCTGTAGCCCCATTTGAAATCAATGAATGCGGACCTAAGCATATATAGTGTGTCCTTATCCGTGTCGCCGAATATATCTATACAATACATCTTTGAATCACAATCCGTCCGCACCCATTCGCTTGACTCTATGCTGCTTAGAAGAATGCCATGATGGTCTACAAGATGCTTAAGAAAAAATAACGAAAGGCTCTTGCTTGTGGTATTGCCTATATAATTCTTATCCATGATCCACCTCCTAACCCATAGTACCAAAGGAGGGTGGGCTTGTCAAGTCTGAGCTACAGCCCTACGGTCAATCCTTGGAGCACCCTTGCCAGAATGTTTGTTGATTAGCCCGTTGATGGTTCTAGCGGTATCCTGGCCACCCACTACGCCGTTGATGTTAAAGATGATGGTTTGCGTACCCGAGTCCTCTCTATCTTCCCTAGGGGTCAATGACGGCACTCCTGTGGCACTTGCTCCACCGCCTAGAGGGGCTCCGCCACCAGGGATGGCAGCGCCGGACGCATTAGCTTGACCTTCGCTTCGGAGAGATGAAGAAGCAGCCATCATTACACCACCCGCAATCGCCAGCGCAATACCACCGGCAATTGCAGCATATGGATTCATGGATTGAATAGCTAATAATCCAATACCATATGCAACCATTGCAGCGCCAACCTTAATTGCAAACTGGCCAAGTAAATCCAAAACAGATGCGAGTAATGCAGATCCATGTACTTCTTGTTGAAACATCATTTGCCCTAATGTTTCCCCAAACATGACCGACAGTTGAAGATACCCATTCATTAATGAACTATTGACAGCCTGGGCAATGCCCATGCTACCTCTGCCATATTCTTCTTGCGCTGCTAGCCGCTTCTGTAATTCGTCTTGTTCCATCTCAGTTATGCGCTCTGCCTGAGACTGTGCAAAGTCAAATTCAATATCACGCTGCTGCTGTTGACCACGTTCGAAGAATCCCATGTCGCCTTCAGGACCTGCACCCGGTTCTTGTCCAATGAATCCTAAACCAGCTATTCTTTCAGCTTCAGACTGGACAGGCTTTAACTCTGCCGTCTTCTTCGCTTCTTTTAATTCGGGCAGTGGCGGCGGCTCAATTATATTTGGCACCAGTGGCTTAACCTGTGTAATGATTCCAAAAAATTCTGGTAGCTCATTCCACATCTTTGCTACGTCTTCTACTACCTCGGTCATTTCCTTTAGAATAATATTAAGAACGGCAGAATCATTTATAGTCGCTGCAAAGTCTGATTTTAAATTGCCAAGGGCTACCCCTAGTTTGTCATATTTATCAGTTGCTAAAACAATAGCTTCGGTACTATCACCATGCTTTTCTGCTAGCGCGGCAACCAATACCTCTTGAGTTTTGAGCGCTCTTTCTGTTCTGGTTAAAGTTCCGTTTAGTTTCTCAAACTCTTCAACCTCCGCTGCTACCTCATCGGCCAACTCACCAAATACCCTGCGAAGGGATCTTGCATTACCACTAGCGATAGCTGCTGATACACTTGATTCAATTGTTTCAAATGCCTGCCCGGTTTCCTTGCTGGCATCCCTCATCTCTCTCAGTAGGAGATTGACGCCTTCGGCATTGGTTCCAAATCTAGCAAGCGTGTTAGCAAACTTCATTAAGTCCGTATCGGTACGAGTAAAATTGACAGACTTTCTAAAGTTATTCATTGACGTTGCAAGGTTGCCGAAGTTCTTTACAGCAGCCTCGCCTAGCATCTTGTCAACAGCGCCTTCACGGCCAAGTGCTGAGACCTCTTTCATTATCTTAACAACAGCCGCAAGCGCAACGCCAACAGCAACAACACCGATGGCTAGTTTTTTATAATCGGTGGCTCCCTTTTTTGCTCCTTCACTAGTGGCATCCTTGAGTTTCTTAGTATTCTTTTGGGCCTTCTTCAGATCGGGATTAAGGGTATCGGTAGTCCCTAAGTCCACTTTAAGTGTTGCGTCTTTTTTAGCCATGATCTTTTTTGGCCTTATCTAATCTCTGTCTCTCAACTTGATTATCAAGCTTCCTCAGAAGTCTCATTGCATCAACGTATCTTGCTGGGTGTTCGTGGAATCCACGACTATACGGGAGGATACCGTTTTTGTAATCGGCATATAAGGAGAAAGCATCATCGCCATTGATGATCACTAGGGTTTGACGTTCTGCAAAACACAAGGGGCATTCAGTAAGGACATATTCTATATCCTTGGTAGCCCCTTCGTATGGGTAGTGGCCCTTGCTGCCGTGTCCTATATGGGCGGGATGTTCTGAAGAAAGGACACGGAAGGCCACTATGAGTTTTTTAGTTCGTCCCTATTGATCACGCAGCGTTTGACGATAGCAGCGCCGATGCTGATCATTTCACCGTCTGACAGTCCACTCTTTTTGATCCATGACTTACTCACAAGCCCAGCCTTTAAAGACTTTGAATCAGTCCACGGCTCACCGTCCCGCTTGCCTACGTTCTCGATGCGTTTGGTGTGACGCCTGAAGGCTCTAAGCAGCATAGGATAGCCACCACCATTCATGTATTCCATGCGGTCTTCAATATCAGGCTCATTGCAGACATACCTGATAAGCTCTTTACCGTCCTGTGCTACAAGATGGGACGGATCCCAGTCCTCAAGATACGTGATGTAATCCGAACTCTCGATGTCCAGCGCCGGATCTGGTTCCGAAAAAAGTACAATGCTCATTACCCCTCCTTATGTTTGATCGCCGAAAATTGTAAACGTCCATTCTTTGATATCTTCAGCAGGACGTAAAGGTTTGATTTCTAAGTCCCAAGCCATGATGCCGTTGACATCGCTCTTTGTCCTGGTCATTATCTGGCAACGCCTGAGAGAAAGCGCCGCACTATTTGGGAATGTTCCCATCGTAGTCATCCACGCGAACTCCGTACCATCGTCGTAATATGACTCCGGCAGGAACGTCAACTCTGGATCATCCATTACCGTCACTGTCAGCATAGGTCCACGTTCTGTTAGTATCCATTGGCCCCTTGCATTGGTTGAGCATGCGTTGGTATTTTCAGACCATACCAAGCCAGTATCGAAGCTCATGGAGGCCATCGCCACAGCTACACCATCAACGGTGGAACAAGATCCATTAACGCTAATGGAGTTGGCCTGAGTCGGGATAGCAGAAGCGCCACCGGCTACAGTGATATATGGCGCTGCATCATCCGCCCTTGCTTTGGAGTCTGCTAGCATGTCCCACTGTAACTGCCAGAATGCGCCTGGGTCTGTCCCTACTGCACCCGCTATGACCAGGTTACCTAAACACCCCGCCACGGTATCAACGATTGAATCCGTCCCTGTAGGGATGATTGAGTTTGCAACGATTGAAACCGAAGTGCCTCCACCGTCAATGGGTGTGATGTCTGTTCCAGCGTACATGATACCATCGTCTGTCGGTTGAACACTGATGGCGTCAACAGTGTAGAGCGTTGCACTTACGCCTGCTGATATAGATTGCACTTGGCCCACTTCAGGAGTAGCTGTCCCATTGTAAGATACTGCAAGAATATCACCCACGGCAGGATCGTCGCCATCATGCTGCAATACGGTTGTGGTTGAAGATGCCGCTGTAAGCCCCTCAGACGTTCCTGCTGATGCCGTAACACATGCTGCTAGCAGATCATCATACTGAGGGTTTAGATCCGCCACAGAGCCGTCTGCGTTGGTATCGGTGCCACCCATGAGAGCAAGAGAGAGTTTAGCCGTTGCTGATTTTGTGCCCTGCTCAAGTTGCCCACTCATCATATCCGCTCTGCTCAGATTCAGATCAATCTGCTCAGTAGTGCCGGTCAGCTCCAAGCTATCATCCACCGGTTGGATCTGCTGATAGTCTGCGTCTGTAGTTCTCGCAGTTCCAAAGGTTGCCTCATCGGCGACGAATACATCAAACTTATTACTTGGATACCTGCTCATTAGATTGCCTCACTTGTGTCTACGATCATGGTTATGATGGTTTGCAATGTGTTTATCGTTGTAACGGAAGTCCCTTTAAGCGTAGCCACTTCCTCTGTAGTCTCTGTAAATGTGGCAGAATCAACCTCTATAAAGTTGACGCCTGTTACCCTGTTTGAATCTAGTCTCAATGTGTCGAGTATTTGTTGTGCATCGGTTGGGACCACATCACGCCGCAATACTTTATCAGTGGTCAATGTATAATTTATTGCTAGGTCGATAGTCCATCGGTAGTTTTGGATATTGGTACATTCAACAAAACCCCCTGGTTCAGGTGGTGCCATGTTGGCCCAATTCAAACGTCGTGTTATTCCCTTTTTGGGATCACCCTTTAATTGATCAATGGTGTAGGCATCCACAAATAGATAGTCTCTCTGATACGTAGACCCGGCAGGCTTGTAAGGGGTAAGGGCTTCGATGTCTGTTTCCCATGCCGTAAGTTGATTTGAAAATACTGATTTGGTGGTCATGGCATTAGCAAGTGAGTGGTGTTATCTAAAGTACCGTCTGTTATCTCATCCTGATCAAGGTCAACAGAAAGCCTTCCCTTTGCACCATTGAGTCTGGTCATGTATTTGTTGGTATAGTACAAAGCTGTATCACCTGAAGGATCAACCCTTGACCATAGCCTCGCGAGGACCTTATATTTCAAGGCATTATTCAAAGCATCTTTATCAACGATCATGCCAGCAACCAGGGGAATAGTATCTTCCCTCAGATCAATCCGCATAGCCCACTCGGCGTTCGCAATCTCTGTAACAAAGGTAGTGGTAGTATCATCTTGAAGCTCATCGATCATGGGTGATTCGTTCTCGATATCCGTTGCAGTAACATTACTTTTCCAAGGCTCTTTAACAACTGCAAACTCCGGCCATTGATACTGCACCACGCTTGAAGCGGTCCACGATATCTTTGCTCTATACCAATCGCCAACCGTGCTAACGGGCCAATCTCCGACTGTGGTGGTATCTAGGGTATAGGTAAGTCTCTTGTTGGTGTCATCCCACGTCATAGCAGTAGCGGCTAAAATAGCAACCATAGAACTATCATAGATGGCAATGGTGGCTGTGGGATCTGAGGTAATGGCTACATTATTAGCACTCGCGGTATAGACGAAAAGGTTTGTAGCTTCGTTGTATTTTACCTCGTCTGTGTTCATTATTTGACCTTCTTCAGCTTGCCATCTATTAGCTCATAGCCTTCATTGATGTCTGCCGGGATATTTCCATCAAAGTCAACCACATCAAAACCAGCATTGCAGCCGCCTACTCTGAGGTGTTTGTTTCCCCATTCGTCAATCCGGTATGCATTCTTGCCCTCAATGGAGATAGTTTCAGGAGCGGGGATTTTAATATCCACCACATCAGCAACTATCATCACTTTGTCAGAACCCTTCATTTTGATTATCTTTTTCATACTGTCGCCAATTCTCCGGTTTTGTTACCGGTCCCATTGTCATCAAGATTTGCCCCGTCACAGTCTCTACAACTTCCAGTGATTGAGTTGTAGTTGGAGCCTGCAAAGAAGTCTACACCATCAGATAGATTCGCCGTATCGTCTGTGATGTTTTGGATTGACACCACATAATCACTGTAATCGCCCTGAGAGAATAAACCCAAGTGGGATGATGCGTTTGTCGTTGCTATGCCTTCAAGTTTTATATTATGGGTGTTGTGGGTGCCGACAGTAATTACGGTTGCATATGTTGAGGTCGTGGTCGCTGCAATATCTTTTGCATATATTTTGTAGTTGTTATAGTTTCCTCCCAATGCTGCACAATATACCGCGCCGGCATGAGCATCACTGTAATCAGGGTCCAGCTTTATAAGGCATCCTGACAGGTCGTTTCGATCTCCTACTGATTCTATTATGCGATAAGTAAGCGCGCTATCACCCTTGCCTGCTAACGTCAAATTCCCAGTTATGGTGATATCATCATTTGAAACTTGGAGCTTCTGGTCAACTGCTAGATTCATGACCACATGATCAAAGTGGATATTCTGCCCGTTTAATGCAATTGGATCAGTTGTTTCTGCATATGTTCCACGGGTAACAAAGATAGACTTATTTGCAGTTGCACCGGCCAGCCCTGCTGCAACCGTGGTATAGTCACCCCCACCCGCTGCATCAACTATAACATCATAGGTCCCGCCAGTCATTGCATCGAGCGTATCAAATGCCAACTGGGAATTGACATCCGTTGCAGACAGGTTGCCACTGAAGGCGCTGGCATCAATGGGTCTGGCGTAATAAGTGAACGTACCAGCTATCACATTGCCATCAGCGGCTATAATCTCATCATAAGAAGACGTAGCAGTCGCAGCGGTATTGACAAAGAATGCATAGCTTGCACCGGCTGCATCGGTTACATGGAGATGGTTGTATGATGCCTTAGTGCTTGATGCAGTATCACCCGCAAAGAAACCATAGGCAGTGTTATTCGTAGCAACAACATGGATGTCATTCCGTATGAATTCATGGCTTGTCCCTGTTCCTCCTATATACCCAAGTCCTACTATCAGTGTTGCATCGGGATCGGTAACAGAACAGGTGCAATCTGTCATATGCACATTTCCAGAGCTTGCCAGGTCAAGGCTTATCGAAGACACTAGCGCAGCACCTGAGTTTGAAATTGTCAGTTCATGGAGCTTATCAAGATCAATTGTCCCGCCGTTTGCCGTTACAAACGCACCCTTCTGAGCTGTGCCCCCACATGCCCCGGTATGGGTGTAGGTGTGAGTTCCATCAATTACTTTTATCATGCCAGCACCGGTCAGCTTGCCTAAGCAAGGCTGTGATGCCGCAACAATAGCAGCACTTGAAGTCATATCAAGGCCACAGTTTGCTAGAAAGATATCGCCTGTTGATCCTGTGACATTTGCAATTGCCGATGTAGCAGCCGTGACGGATATGGTCATATCAAAGATATGGATGCCAGTCCGAGTGTTGAAGTCAATCACATTGGCGTCTGCCTGAGTAATGATGCAATTTTCATCACCACCCATTGCCCTGATGGTGATGTTATTGGCTGGGAATGTAACCGTCTCAGTATAGGTGCCAGGGTAGACAAGGACCGTCCCGCCCGCTCCAACTGCTGTTACAGCGGTTAGAATAGAGGTGTAGTCACCTCCACTTGTGGCAACTGTCGCCGTGGTGGCGGGGTCAAGCTTTGTAAGGGCTGTGGTATTTGTGGCAACATCCGCATGGTCTGCCCCGTTGCCTGTTCTATGGGTGTTATTCAATCCTACGTCAGCATGATCAGTACCGGCAGATCCTCTATGGGTGTCATTAAGCGCAACGTTGGCATGGTCGGTTCCGTTGCTTCCACGATGGGTATTATTCAAACCAACGTCTGAATGGTCTGTACCGGCGCTGCCCCTGTGAGTGTTAGCTAGTCCAACGTCACTATGATCAGTTCCCACACTTCCTCTGTGAGTGGTATTCAGGCCGATAGCGGTTGCTTGTGTGCCTATGTCCGTAAGGTCCACATCTGAATCTGGCACATTGATAACCCTAGTGGTGGACGGTGATACATCACTTACCTCAAACCGTGCCTTCTTGGTAGGATCGTCATCATCAAATATATCAAATATATCGTCTTCTGCATCTTCGGCTGTTACTGACGGATAGTGTTGAACTGGCATTATCTATCTCCTATGTCCCATAGCCAGCACTACAGCGGTGGCCCCTGCCATTGATGTAGTAACAGCCCTGAGTTGGGAAAAGCTGTTCTCAATTTGATATAGTCCACTTACAGTATATGACTTAATCTCTGTCCAATTGCCTCCACCAATGCGAACCTGCAAGGCACAGGTAACAGTGCCTGTCAGGGTTACATCGACGTTCACGTATGGCCAGCGTCCAATCTCATGCTCTTGACCAGTTGCGTCAACGGCAGTGCTGAGGATAGTTGTGTTTGCGGTCTCTTTAAGTACATAATTAGCCATTGTTTTTCCTTCCGGCTTGAGCTACAAGGCAGGAGCCCGAGTTATCAGGCCCCTGGTTACAGTTCAAGATTAAGTCGGTGTGATCTCTTCAACTTCAAGATTGTTTGTTCCGGTTGGGGAAGACGGCACAGCGGAATAGTTACCAGAACTAATGGTATCCCACGGTCCACTTGTCCACCATTCCAGTGTACCGCCCGGTCTAAGGTCGGTTCCATTGGTTCCATCTCCAACCTTAATTTCAGTAGATGCGCTATCCGTCCATGGGCGCTGGATTCTCAAACCACTGAGTCCAGTTCCGGTTCCAACAGCAGTTGCCCCAATAGACGATACTGCAACGCTCGAATGTGCCGAAGCCAATACGCGCGCAGTTCCGAATCTCTTTGCATATGCCATCAGCGAAGTTCCCGCTGTGGTGTCATCCTTATTGCCAATCACCATACCAATCTGCGTATTCGTTGCAAGATCAGCAGTGGGTAAGGCGAGGTCTTCAACAAGTGATTTGGCAATACCAACGATTGAAGTCCCGGCTGCAGTGTCATCTTTGTTACCGATAACCTGCCCAACTTCGGTATTAGTCGCAAGATCGGCTGTAGGCAATGCAAGATCCGCAACGATGCTCTTTGCGATACCAACCAATGATGTACCGGATGTCGTATCGGTCTTCATTCCGATCACTTCGCCGATGAGCAAGTTACCGGCTGCATCTTGTCCAGGCACCGCGACATCTAAGACAAGGCCATCTACCTTGCTCTCAATAGACGTGGTGTCAACTTCAATCGCAGTGGTATCAACAAGGATAGCATCTGACACGGCATCAAGCGCGCCAAGTCTAGCGATAACAGAGCCAGCATCATTGTCTGCGTCCGACTTATTACCGACAACATCGCTCATCTGAGTGTTACCAGCGGCATCAGCAACGGCGGCTTCGATGTTGGTTGCAATGCCGTCAGCGACTGCATCGGTAACCACAATAGCGGCTGCATTCTGTTTGGCCAGTGCAACCAGGGAAGTGCCAGCAGTGGTATCATCCTTGTTACCAACCACATCGGATACGTACACATTGGTAGCGGCATCAGCAGTGGCAACACCGTCATTCGTGGTGATGGCATCAATCGCAGCCTTATTGATCAGATTGAGAGAGTACAACGAATCACCGGCTGTTGAGTCGGTCTTGTTGCCGACTACATCCGATACGTATACATTTGTCGCTGCATCTGCCGTAGGTACTCCGTCATTCGTGGTGATGCTATCAATCAACTCATTGTTGAGCTGCAAGAGAGCCATTGCAGAGTCGCCACCTGAAGTATCAGACTTGTTACCGAGTACTTCATTGACCGTGGTATTCAATGCGCCATCGATGCTGGGCACGTCAAGGTCAAGGGTGTTTTTGTCTGACAGTGCGACTGTGACTTTGCATGTTGGGGTGCCGCTCTCTCCCGAAGTAACAGCCCGGATATACATAACCGACTTGACGGACAGATCCTCTTGAGCATCTGCCGTCTTGCTGAATTCAGTATTCCAGATTGAGCCATCAGTTGAGGACTGCACAATACAAGTAATTGTTACTGCGATATCCCAATCAATCGTACAATGGGTATATCTTGAGACATCTAACGCCTCCCCTGTAGTGGACACTGATACAGTATCCAGTAGGGTTTTAGAAATGGTAGCACTCATAGGCTAACCTCCTATCTGTTTTACATAGTTTTTTCGTGGCTCTTCTTTCATGTGCATCATGACAGAGATATGATTATCAAGGTGCTGGCCTGCAATCGCTGGCTTGATGCTTGGCCAGTATCGCTTCAGAAATTTCATCTTGGCTGCTCTGTCATCCTCTACCGATATCTCTGGCTTATAGAGTTCCGTCTTTCGCTCATACTCTGATGGATCCTTGGGCACTTTATTACCCCTTGCAATATCAGAACGACTGATAAGGATATCAATCAAAGTCTTCTGCCCATCATGCAGGATAAGCACACCATTCTTATCGAACAGGTACTCAAACCCTCCAGACCTTACCGGAAAGTTCGGATACTCAGATTCGAATGCAATCATTTTCGCCATGACTCCCCCCTTTAAAGTGCGATGTATGCGCCGTGTGAGACGGCTGCATTTGCGACAGTGGAACTGACCTTCCAGTACTTGTAGCTATTGCCGGTTGCCGGATCCACGTGTGGCCCAATCGGAATATGCACCTGCCCAGTGGCGGTGTAGGCGGGGGTGGTGATAACAGTTACAAACGTGCTATCGTCAAGGCTGGCCTTGATTGCATACAATACCGTTCCTGTACTGGCCACCGCGCCGATATTGACAACCAACTGAGCGCCCTCGCGAAGTGGGCCAACCTCAACAGATGAGTGATCGGTGCTACCCGCAGCCTCACTTGCGTAGGTTACAAGAATCAGTTCTTCATCGTAAGAAGATTTTCCGTTATATTGTGTCATCTAATTATCCTTTCTTTAAGCTGCGGTAATGCCGCGAAGTCTGACCGCTACATTGGGCCGGAAGGTTGCGAATCCCATCTTCCATTGAAAGCCCCATTCTTTCTTGTAGGGACCGGAAGCAACGGCGGGTAACACTTCCATAGGCTTATTCTGAAGTCCAAAGAAGCCGTCAATGTCGAAGCGCACACCGTAGATAGATCCACAAGTGGTGCTCGTTCCAACTGTCTCATCAAAACCAAGAATCTCTGTACGGGCGCGTCCCTTACCGATGATCAAAATAGGAACACCTTCGAAGCTCAGAACAGGCTGGGTGAATCCAATTTCATCCTGGTATTCAAGTTGGGATTGATTACGGAAAAGCTTCTTCAGTTCCCGTCTCATCGGTTTGGACATCAGGAGCGCATTAGCCCCGCCGTCAACCGCATCAACCAAGTCCTCAAGCATATCAACAGTGATGTTAGCGCCAACCGTTCCTGCCCCATCTGCGTTGATCAGGTTGGTGTCTGCACCACTCGTGACGGTCAGCTTTGAATTCAAGCCTTGAGGCTCTGCTGCGTCCGTGGTCGGTTCACCATCGAATAGCGCCAACTCAGCGGCATACATCATGGACTTAGCATGCCCTTGAGCCTGCATGGTGATAGTGCCGGTCTTACTTCCCTGTGCCTCTGCTTCGCCTTGCTGCATGTTGTCAGCAAACAGACCCGCCCTCATGAGTGAGGTGCTCACAGCGTGCGGCTGGTATGTTGCCTTGGAGGTGTCCGGGTCTGTTGCGTTAATGCCTACCCAGTAGGAAGTTGGGAGTGTCAACTCTTCAACCCACCCATAACTCCCTGTGGGAGCATTTACAAAACCCAATCGGTTAAGCACATCCGAGTTAGCCCGGAAGCGCTGGGCGAACATAGCCGCCTTATCTTCAATGTGTCCACCGTCCACTTGGTCGGCGAGTGTCATAACAACGTCTGCCATCGTATTGCCTTTCTACATTTCTGACTCGAAAGCATTGGATGCTCTTTTGTCAATTAGTTTTAAACTAGTGTTTCCATCCTTGTCTTTAATTCCCGTCTTTCCACCTGGTCCTGGTACTGACATTTGGAGAGAGCGCCTGTGTTCTGTGGATTGGAAGAAGTTGGGAGTTGATGTTCTGAGATGTTCTACCACCTCTTCTGCTGTCGCATCCTTGTCTTCAATCTTGCCCTTCAGAGCGCCTGACTCATCCGCTGCTAGTCCGTAGTCACCCAATGCTTGTAGGGCATAGTCTTCCATCTTTGGGTCAACAGCGGCTCGATTCAGCAGGGTCTTGATAGAGTGGGATACTTCAGCTTCTTTCAGCTTCAATTGATACTCGGCTTCAGCTTCTGCTTTGATAGTCTCCGGTTGAGTCTCAAGTGTGGCTTCAGCTTCTTTCCGTGCTGCCCTCTCCGTGTCTCGATCCTTGAAAGCCTTTTGGGCTTCCTTCTGCCAGTACGAATCACCGCCCGTAGTCGCGTCTTTAAGCTGCTTGTTCTCACCCGCCAAAGCATCAGCTTTGTTTTTGTGAGCCTCAATATCCGTTGAGTTCGCCGCCTTCAGATTCTCAATCTCTACCTTGTGGGTTGCCTTCAGGGCTTTCTCTTCTTCGTCCGTCAGTGCCATTGTCCATCCTTCCCAGCCTACAGCATCCGCCGTGACTGTACCCGTATCCACTCCGTGGGCGGGGTTGAGTGCTACTCCGTAGCTTGTTTAAAGTCGTTTCTTAGCATAACCAAAGCCAGGATAACATTCTCTTTTGATATGTCAGGGTCTGCGTACATATCCCTAGCTTCAGCGAATTCGTCTTGCGTAAACTCCCTTTCTGTTTCAGGGAGTGCGTTTCTATTTTCATTTGATTCATCTATGGGGTGTCCCTCAAGTGTGGATACCCTTTCCTTTAGTTTGCTTACCTCTTCCATTAGCTCTTTGATGTATTGGGCTAATGATTTGCCTTTAAATTCGAGTGTCGGAATATGTTTGAATTCATCCATGCATACATTCTCTGATATAATTCCAGGTATTTTACTGTCATCCATCATCCCCTCCTATTTGTTAAACCGTGCCAACTCTTCAGCAGTAGGCGTCCTGCCTAGTGCTCTGATATCTGATAGATTCTGTGGAGCTTTGAACTTGCCAAGCTCCCTGATCATTCGGCGCTGTTGGAGATTCGACTCCTTCAGTTTCAAGCCGGTCTTACCTTCGATCTTTTCAAAAGCCTTAAGGACTTTGCCCTCACCCTTACCATTGATCACAGCGCCGATGTCTTTGATCTTGAGGCCGGTCTTTGTGCCGCCTTTGGCGAGGTCCTTTTGGAAGCTCACCACCGGCCTACGTACGTCATTCAAAGTCACACCCTCTTGACGTAGCTTATAAAGCCCCACTACCTCACATTGACAGTGTGTGTCACATACCGAAAATCCGCTCTTAGGTAGGCCCAGTTGGATGAACTCTTCATAAGTCGCCTTCATCCCATGTCTAACTATGCAGTCTTGACAGACATTGCCGCCGGCTGTAATCCACACATAAGGCGAAGTATCTCCGGTTGCTGCATCCCAATCAATGCCCGCTGCTTCTGCTTCTGCATTGATCCTCTGATACGCTCTAGCCTGTCCACCAAACTGATCGGCGTTCTGATCCACTCCCTGAAAAAACTGCCTGAAGGGACCAGAACTATCCGCTATCTGTTGATCCATCAGACCCACGGCGTCGGATAAAGCAGCCTCGCCGGATACCGTTGATATTCTCCCAGACCGTACCCATTCGGTCATTTGCTGCTCAAGGTCATCGAATAACATGTTGACGCTTGATGCTGTTCTCTCTGCGAACTGCTCAGTTGCAAAGCCTACAGCGGTTTCAGCAGTGGCTAGGGGGTTAGTGCTGGCTATGGCTTCAAGGCCTTCCTGGACTGTGAAGCTAACTTCTAAGCCTGCTCTATCAACCATGTGATTTCTTAAACTTATTCCAGTGGTTTAGGAATACCCATGCGTAAAAAGAACGTGGACTCTTGCCCTGGATCTTTGCGGGTATAGCCCAGTATCCATAATTCATATCGTCAAGGTAGCCAATCACATTCCATCTGGCAGGAGGAGGAAATATCCTCGCTGAAGTATTGCTTGTAAATATCGTCGTATACAGACTTGGATTCTTTAAGATGCCGGTCTTACCCCAAAGCGGCAAGTCATGGCCTTTGGCATTGATCGTTGATTGTTTATTCCGCTTCTGGGCTGTACCATCAGGCTTCTTGCGCTTGGCTATATTCCTGATGTTCTCAAGCTTGACCGCTTCCGAGATGTCTCTGACTACTGGTCGGTATAGCTTCTTACCTATGGTCGCATTCATCCGCTTTAGCAGCGGCGTTAATGTGTCTTTACCTTTTGCCATTGACTATAGTATCCTCAAAGTCCTCAACCACACCGGGTAGTAAAGCCTCTCTGAATTCGGACTTAGCCTGATCATACCCCACCTGGTCTGCCGTGATAGCAGTCAGCATAAGGGCCGCAAGCTGCTCTGAATTAGCTGCGAAGTCCTCACGGATCTGATCGTTAAATAGAGTTCTGTTTTCTTTCTGCTTTACGGTCTCTTCAGCTATCTCAGTATAGAGGCTCTCAACTTGGGGTGTTATTTCCAGTTCCGGTTGTTTGTCGTCTGCCAAAGGTCAAGCCTCCTGTGATGGGTGCAGTAGCAACCTGCAATCCTAGTGCAGCCATTCTCTCGATAGCCTCTTCTTGAGTCAGATCGTTATCTCTCATGTAAAGAGTAACCTTGTTATGCAATCCAAGGGCTACATCAGCAGCATCAAGTTCCCTTTGCTCCATTGGGCTAACCTCAGATGTCGGATCGGGGAATGATGTTTTCTGAGTGCATCCCTTGAGTGCTTCGGCTCCTGGATAGTCAACCATGATAGCCATTTCAACAAGCTTAGGGAATAGGTTATTATCCTCTACATCCCCATAATAAACGGCTGCTTTCTTACGTCTTTCTATCCGGGGCTTATCGTTCCAATACTTGGCGACTCCACTTTCGGGGGCTACGGTATCAGATGCGAATGATTGAGGTAATCCCCTTGCCTGTGCAAAGGTCTGCAATGCACCTCGCATATCCTCAAGATAGTCTTGCGTCTTAGGTGCCCAGTCCAACGACTGCATGTTCTCAACACCGAAAATGATCGTCATAGGAGTGCTGCTTGGATTCGGGGCGTTGCTGTCGGTGAATACAGAATCAGGGGTGCTAGTCGTATACGGCTCCTGCTGCTTTACCCATATTACATACTGCCTGGAGGTCATGCGCCATGTTACGAAGTCGGCAAGTGTCAGTAAGTCTTGTGGTATCTTTCTAAATAGATCGCCCCGCTTAGCTGCCCTTGACTGTATATGTACGATGGGATAAGCTGTAATGTATTGTTCATACTCTCCCATATCTTCAGGCTGCTTATCTTCCGGCAAGGCGTCAAAGTTTTCATCCGTTAGCCAAGCTGTGATGACATCCGGCTGGTCAAATCCAACCTCGGTACGAGTATACATAATATACTCAATCTCACTTTTTGGCCTGCTCTCAACCGAGTCAGTATTACTGGCGCTTCTGACGGCTATCTGTGAGCACTTATCGAGGACATCATGGAAGATCGGATCTTGCACCACTACCAACTCAGGAGCCTCTACAAGTTGTAGTTTCAGTTGCTTGCTTTTAAAGTCGGGTAGAATATTGATGGTGCAGGTATTCAGTAAGTTATTCCACTCTTCAGACTGCTTTGTGATATCGTCGTATCGGGTGTCTTTTAGAAGCCTTTGATAAGTCTCCCACTTTGGGTCATCGGTCTTGACCGGCTCACCGTCAGCATCCATCAGAATATGGTCTGCGGAAGTCTCATGGACTGTGGAAAGCTGGTCAACAGTAAAGCGCACAATATCCACAAGCTGTATATGCTTTTGGATGTAGGTGGCATTGATATCACCGTACATAGACTTTAGGCGCTCTTTGACAATATCCAGCCAGTCAGAGCCGTTCTGGAAAGCAGCTAATAACTTATCGGTCTCATCTTTCCAGTCCTTTGATAATTCCCGCTTGGCGTCTATGATGTTCTGGTTATGATCTATCATGCTTCCTACTTATTCAGAGCCTCAGTTGTGAGCGCCAATATCTTACGGATTGCAGGTGTCTTCTTTTTCATGCTTCGGCAGATTCCGTCTATTTGGGCTAGAGCAGTGCGGTCGTCATGGTCAATCATGCTTTTTAGATGATCGACTTCAGCCCTCCTGATATCTTCCCCGTCTTTCTTGATGTAGATGCCCGGAAGGAATGCTCCCTCTGAGTGTCCTACTGTTAGGTCAGTCATGAAATAATTCCATCAAGTTTAAGGTCTTCTATGATGCCAACCAATACTGATCTTGCGCTCTTCATGGCTCGGTCTTTTCCCGTTTGCGTTGTCATGTCTGATATCTTTGGTTTGATTCCCCATAGCTTCAGCGTCTTCGATTGTCCACATTCATATGATGGGCTAAAGTGTCTATCCCCATTCGTTGACACCACTTCATGCTTTGCTATCCAGCTATCATCCGGGCCTTTGATTATGTCAACATTAAGCCATGTAGATCTTGTAATCTGCCCATCATACGCCTTTTGAGTTATACATATGTGACTATGAACAGACTCATCTTCACCTTCATTCCAATCAATCAAGTGTTCCATCTTACCCCTCCTATTTAAAAGTCATTGCTTTAGGACTATAAGGCCATCGCTTAGCAAAGTAATAATCGGCTGCATCATGTGGATGGTCAACCACGAATTCATCTGAGGCGGGGTTAGGATCTTTGTGCTTCTTCCAAAGCCCCTCTTTGTTCGGGTCCCACCTGGTCTCACTTATTGATCTTATCAAATGCTTGCATTCTGGGCTTATGATGTATCTACCCTTTTCCAACATATTATTGACGGTGACTGCTCGGTTGCGTATTCTGAATGCCCCGGTGGCACCATCATTAGGCCGAACCAAGAGAGCAAAACCAGGCATGACACCAAGGCTACGTCTAATAACGTCGAAGTCATTCTCTGTGCTCCGTGTGTCCCTATGCATACCCGATGGGTCACCATAGACCCTAACGCCTGCCCTGTGGCCTCTGTAGTCGTTCATGAACGTATCGCAGACATCCTGAGTCGATGAAGACTTGATGGCTATCTCATCGATGCAGTGGGTGATTATCGGGATCTTTGCCCGTTGCTGCTCATGGCTTTGGGGCTGCTCTTGGAAGATAGCGGCGTACATGAAAGAGACGTTAAAGTCAAATGTGATGTGAATAGGTAGACTTGGGCCATAGGCTACATGATCCGATACGTTGCGGTCATTTCTGAATTGATAGTATACCGCCCCGGCTCCCAGGTTGCCCGTCCTGCCTTCAATGTAGACCTTCTGAGCTTCCGTATCGAAGTTATCACGAAGGTTGTCAACGTAGTCTGACGCTTCCCTAAGTAGAAATACGTTCTCATATGTTGGAGCAATAAGCCGCCTATTCTTGATTGGGCTTTTCGACATTGGCCCAAACTTGCGGTCAATCCAACCGGGAGTCTCTTGGGGGTTGGTGGTTACAAGCAATCGCCTCTGATAGTTGGGCCAACTCGGATCTCCCGGTCTTCTGAGTCTTGCCTCAACTTCCTTATACATCTCCCATGATAAGAGGCTTCCCTCTTCAATGTGTATCCAATTAAACTTGGTTGAGCGTACTTTCTTCTTATCGGCCTGTGAAAACCAGACTTCAGAGCCATTCTTGAAGTATAGGCGGTCAGGCTTAGACTTCCACCTGAGCACTTCAGAAGGTCTGACAATGTCTCGCCAATCTTCCTCTGTGGTGTCTGATACCATCTCCCTAGTGTGAGCACAGACAAGGCCCCTTGACCCTGGCCACTGTACCGCTTTGGCATATCCGAATAGTACCCCGGCGTATGTCTTGCCAGATCCAAAGCCACCCTGGTATACGCAAAGGTCTGTCTCTAAGTTATGGGTAGGGTTAAGAGCTTCGTATTGGGTCGGTAATAGGATTTGCTCTATAAGCATCACGCGCCTTTATAAGCTCTTCAGGTGTGGCTACTCTCATAATGACACTGATAGGCTCTGTTTCCTTGTCCTCATCGCCCTTGTTTATTTCGTGCTGTACTTTACGGGTATTGTTTATCTGCGCGCTTATGGTCGCTATGGATTGAATATCTATTGGGCCAAGCTGCATCGATATGAGCGCCATGAATACGGATGATAGCATTTGCAGGTGTTCATCAAAGTCGAGTATCTTGCATTCATCATTGCCGTAAGTTGTGCAAATATTCTGTACACGCCTTTGGTGGGCTGTTATCTTACCGTTCTTTGATTGGTGTTCTGCCCTAGCCTTGACCCTGGCAGGGTCTTTGCTATGGACCATACAGAAGTCATCACCATCCAGAGCTTGTTTTTGGCATTGATTACCTGACTTAGTTGTGGCTTTACATTGCGGTTTCTTGGCACCCTCTTTCTTGCCAAGCTTAGACCGCTGCTTTGCTTTGCCTTGTGCCACACGTTAAAGCCTTTGATATTGTTGGTAAAATTGAAGTGTCGAGACTACCACCGCTTCCGAAGAAGGCCCGCAATGGGTGTAAGAAGTAGCCCCGACATGACCGGCGGCTATGCGAACTTAGGAGGGGGGATCATAAGACGCGCGCCGGGTACTGCTGTTCAAATTTCTTACATCATGTCTGAAATTGTACCTAAATCTAACAGGGTTGTCAATACTTTTCTTTCATGTTGCTTTCTTGTGTTCATTTTGTGGACACTATTTTACCTCTAATCCAAAGTGTAGACACTCTGCACACCTGCCAAATGCATACCTCTCCCTGCTTTGGATGTATTCGACTAGTAGGTCGGCTCTTGCGTCTTGGCACATTGCTATCAATTCTGGCAGCGATATAAAGCGATGATCTACACTAATGCCTGATCGTATTGTTCTTGCCCTATGGCATCTAGCGCACAGTGGCACACAATGATAGTCTGTAGAGTTACCCCCGCCCATCTTCTTTGGTGGCTCATGGTGGGCTACAACCTCCGAACTGTTGCATATTATGCAAGGCTTGGATCGGATGTATGCCAAGTATTCGGGGCTCTTCTTTTTGGGGTGGAGTCCTAGGGGTGGGAGTGGTTTCATGGTTCCTCCTTAACGATGGTATAAATTCTTTCCAGTGCATCAAAGGAAAGCCTTCCGTATTCAGCAGAATGCTTAAGATATGTGATAAGTTTTTTTCTTCTAGCGCAATCTCTATCTCTATCGTTTGCAAACCTCCAATGGTCAGCGCCTCTAAATCCTGAATCACTACCAACCTCACGCCCGTCCCTTATTCTTACCTTGTACGATACAACACCATAATTATAGATTGCAAACTTTTCAGTAACCCTTACTATTTCCCTTATCTTTAATCCTTGGTAGTGGTCATCTAGTGCTATTTCGTCACCAACCTTGACGCCTTCAATTGAATTCATATCATCCCTCCTCTGGATACGGGGTAAAGTTCAATACTTCCTGACTCAATCTCTTGTATGGTTTCATCCTAACACCACCCCATCAGGCTCCCGTATAAGCCCTCTAACCGACTCAATCTTGAGCAAGTATGATTCCAAGGGTTTAATGACTTCTTGCCTCCTGTTGTCATACGATGCCCTTGTGTACCCATTTAGTCCATTCTTCTTAGCTCCCTTGAATTCAAAGCAAAGCATAATACACGTGGTCTTGTAGTCTCTCGCCTGCGCATGTCTATCACACCAATCCCTAACGGCCATATCCACGACCTTGAATGCTACTGCATCCCCTGCCAACATTAGATCCTGGTTCTGTACTGCCGAGCGGTCTACCACTATCCGGTCCATTTGAGGGGTGCATGATGGTAGGTGTACGTCTGATCTGTAGAGCAGTTGATGGCGATACCACTTGAGTAGGTCTTGGATGGTGTCACGGCGCATCTATTCCCCTTCTCCCGGTAGTGCTGCCCCTGGCATCCAGCAAATAACCTTTCGACCTACCCTCATTGTACTTCCATCTGGCATCCAGATATAAAACTCGCCATCGGTGCCAACATGCCCAGACATAATGGTTTGTCCGCAGCACAGTTCTGCAACGAAATGAATCGGCGTATCGCGTTCCGGGTCACCGTCCTTTGGAAAGATCCAGCCTTCAGGGGTACATGTGTGTTCTATCTTCACACTTCCCTCCTATCCCCTCAAAATAACATATACATTGGGGAGTTGTTCGAAGTCTCTGACTGTTAGTCCATGGTCAGCAATGTCTTCAATATCTCCCTTTTTCATAAGGTCCGCTGAACTTACCCAGTCATCAACATCATATTCACAATGATCGGCATTTGCAGTCCCAACAATTGCATCTTGCGGCATCTTTTTAAGCTCTTTGATTAGCTGCCTTACTTTCATAGATTCCCTCCTATCCCCTGAGACTATCAGCCTTCAGATCAAGTGCTAGTTGCTGGTCCCTCACATCGTCTGTATAGTCCTCATGGCTTTTCATGATAGATTGTACCCATTGCGCCTGTTTCGTGGAATAGAGCTTAGCCTGGTCGGTCTGAGTCTCGCTGTCGAAGTAGCCCGCCCAAGTTATTCGACCTTCCCCCGGCATGCATGAATAATCGAAGACAACGGAAGCTTGCAGCCCTTCGGGAGTCAGTTCAAGAATGGCCGTCACACGTTCCAGGTCATTGCGCCAGATCCTTTGTCCGTCTCTTTTCCAGTGCCTACCCATTACGAGCCTCCATGATTCTTTTCTTAGAATAGATTGCTTCGAGTCCCCAGCAGTCAAGGCTATTTTCTTCTTGAAACAATGGACACGGCCAAGTATATGCGCCACACCCTCCAAGCTCTCGCCTGTTTTGAAAGTACCCAATTTTCGTTGCTATTCTTCCTGATATCTCGCCAGATCCAAACATAGCCCCGGCGGTGTCAATCTCGCATTCGGCCTCGCATGTCGCATCTGGATACCACCCGCCGCCCCATATGCCACAGGTCCAAGCGCATTTATCACAGTTGTTTGCCTTCCAGTCTGTATATTGACTGCCATTTGAAAACGGGCTTATTTGTCTACCCATTATCGCCGCTCCTTTGCTTCCTCTATTTGTTCAGCTTCGGTTAGCTTGCTTCCCTCCTTGGCTTTGGCAATGGCGGATCTGGCTAATTCCAATCTCTGGGAAGTTGACAGTATTAGCATGGAAACTTCGTCATCTTTTCCTTTTCCGATTGTCGCACCAAGCGCCTGAATAAAACACTCAGTTGGAACAATAAGCCCCTCGCACGCCTCCACCAACTCGGCTTTCTCTGCCTCAAGGCGCTTGACTTCGGCTAAGAGTTTGGGGGCATCGGCCATGAGATATGCATCTGCATCATTCAGTTTATTCCAACCGCTATGCATTTCAAGTACCACATTTGATGCACATGCAACGGGTTCTTTTTCGGGTCCAATAACGATCAAGCAATCATTGACAGTTGGGCTTTCGATTGTCTTCCAAGGGAATGGCGTATGGCCTTTGTATCTATCACTCATGGTCTCCCTCCTTGGCTTTGGCAATCAACATCCTAGCTCTGTCATAGTCCAAAACCTTCGGAATGTTTTCACACCCTGCATTAGCATCTGCTGATATTGCAGCCCACACCCTCCATTGTTTTTCGTCCCAGTCAAATTCAATTTCAACGGGTACATTGTCGCGGAACATGTCCTTGACTATATTGGCCGCTGGAACTTCTGCAAAAGGTTTCAATGCCTCCACTAACTCGGCTTTCTCTGCCCGTAACCGCTCGACTTCGGCCTTGAGTCTACCGTTTTGATCTAACAGGTCTGGCGCTTTGGCGAATAGATCCTGATATTCTTCAGAGACTTGCATTGCAATAATCCACGGTTCATCAACCATCCCATGAAATGCTGGTAATACTGTGCGCTGGAATCTCCTTTGACCTGTCTGAATACTCTGTTGATTTCTATGTCTCTCCACTGGCCTTGTTTCTACGGTGACAATGTTCGAACCCTTGACAGTCAATCTCTTTAGTCTATCACTCATGGTCTCCCTCCTTGGCTTTGGCAATGGCGGATTGTGCCACCTTGACAACATCCTGAAAGTCTTCAACTATCGACTCTTCATTACGGGATTGGACATACCCCAAGTCGGCGTCTGTCATCAGAACAATTTTCTCACACACCTCCAGCAGGCTGGCTTTCTCTGCCCGTAACCTATCTTTTTCGATATCTCTAAATTCCCCTTCAAGCTCTGTGCATCTCTGCGCATCCTCAACTTGATGCCTTAGCTCTTCTTTCTCTGCCCGTAACCGCTCGATAATTTCGGATTGATCCCATATTCTTTGGGTCAATGAGTCGTATTCATAGTGTCTTTGAGAGACTTTCTTTTTGATATCTTCGTATTCCTCGCCATTTAGATTTATCATGGCATCGGCAACCTTGATATCCTTATCTCGATTCTTTACCTGCCTAACAAGCGTTGCAATTCTTTCGAGTAACCGCTCGTTCTCGGCCCGGTACTCACCTATGGTTTTCCCGCTTTCGTCCGCTGCTATTTCCATCGTGCAATCCTCACAGTCTCCACCGCAAGCAGTGGTGTCGTAGCAATCCACATCTGTTTTGTCACTCATTCCCTGCCTCCTTAGACGCTTCCGTATCTTCCTTGGTGTCATAGACGCAGCCATTTGCCCACTTGTAACCAGGAAGACAATTGACAATTCCGCTGCTATCACACGGAAACAAATCGTCGGATCTACACCCGCAGCTTATAATAGGCTCGCACAACCCATCATACCCGTTATCCTTAAGCCACTGCTTTACAATTTGCTCGACGTTCATTGGACCTCCTTTGCACAGTCCTTGCAGTAGGGTTCGTTTGTTCCGTGGTCGAATACATCACAGGTTTCCAGGTGCATCAGCATTCCACAGCCTATGCAACGACAAGACTGATCGGTCATGACGACGAATGACGGATCGTATTCATTGTTATTCAGCGAATGTGGTATACCCTGTAGGGCATAAGTCTTTTCGCGCTGATTGACGTTTGTAACTTCGGTGTATGACTCACCGCCGAAAGTTGCAAACACCCATTCCCCTGCATCAAGCAAGGCCCGGATCTGTTTTAATTGTTCCTTGGTGTTCATTTCCCCTCCAGTTCCTTGATACGGGCTAGGTAGGCGCGTTCTTTCACGTCGAAGTCTATTAGTAGTAACTTGTACGAACACCCATTGCAATAGTTTTCCTCAAGTGCCTGTTCTCCTAAATATATATGGCGCTCTGACAACTTTGATACCATCTCAATGGCGCTTGTTCCAACCACGTCCATTCCAGCATCTTCACAGTGTCTAATGCATGTAGATTCAACACGGTCCAGATTTTCACGCAGATCATCATATTTTTCATTCATCTCAATTAGATCCGCCTTATATACATCCCTAACATCTGACAAATCCTTGATCTTTTGAAGTCTCTGTTTCGCAAGATGGTTTCTATTTTGGGTTTCCTGTCGTGACACTTTAAGTTGATTCTCAAGCTTGGCAATGTCTTCTGCGCTCATCCCTTCCCCCCCTTCCAGTTGCTTGTTGTAAAGATGCCGAATATCTCCATAGACTTTTACAGGAACCTGATCCCTTCTGCCATTTTCCCAACACTCGGGACAAATATCAGTAGACCCGATAATGCGCCAGTCCCATGAAGCGGCAAGGTGCCTGAGTATATGCGCCGGTCGGTGCTTTGGGTGTCCACTCATGGGAAGTTTTGCGCCGCAATATGAGCACTTCAAGATAAGCTTAAGCATCTTGTATTTCCTCTGATAGTTCGATCATCTTGACAGAATGCCGCAACGATTCAATCAAAAATTTTGCAGAGTTAGAATCCAATGATATTTCTACAACCTTAGATTCGTCTTCCGGATCGCCTGCATATACCATAAGTCTAATTGGTCCTTCCCATCCGCAATGCTCAGAATCAGTGCGGACTGATAATGTCGGCGTGTTACCCTCATAAGCCATCTTGTCAAAGTCATTATCGGTCATCACCCTTGAGAATAGTGAGCATGTCCACTTTCCTTTTTCATCTTGCTCTGGTTCATTGCAAACAGGAATAAAAGAGTCGTTTCCAAATACTAACATTTTGAATTCTCCTGTTCCTCTGAGCACTCTGTGCAATTCTCCCATTCTATTGCGTCAATCTGTTCCTCAAGCTTCAGGATCTTTTGAACAAGAGCGTCTTGGACCGTCAACAGTTCCACCCGATCGTCTTGGATGCATGCGGATTCCTTGAGTTCCTTCACCCGCTCACACTCCCCACAGTCAGGACCCGCTTTCTTGGCCTCTTCTATCTGCTGACGAAGTTCGGAGTTATCCTCCTTCAGTGCCGAAAGATATGCGCCCTTTTCACCTCGGGTATATCTCTGCCTGTAGTGCAACTCAGATTTTTTATGCCGATCAATTGCGTCTTTGTATTCTTCTAGCTGCTGGGTGAGGTCGGCAATCTCTAGTCTCAAATTGTTTCGCTCACCATATGCGCTGTCCCGGTCTTCCCTTAATTCTCCAATGGCCTTTCTGTTCTTTTTGTCTGCTTCCACGTGCATGTCATTGGCGTCATGTAAAAGCCCTGATTCTTCCTTCCAGTTGTCCCGGTCTGCCTCCATCTCTTTTGGTTCCGTTTCTGTCTGGCTGTATAGCTTGTGCCAATCATCGGACTTGGTGGTCATCCTGGAAAGGGTGTCTTCTGTTTCTTCAAGCCGATATCTTGATCGGTCCCGGTCTTCTGTCATGGCCTGGAGATCGGCCTTGAGAGATTTTGCAGATTCTCCAGCTTTGATTCTAAGCCTATTTTCACACGCCAGAAGGCTATCCATCCGTTCAGATTCTGCCTTGTGATTGGCATATATTTGCCCTGATATCTTCTGCTCTTCGATGAGTGATTTGATTCCATCGACTGTCTTGTCTTGTTCCTCCATGAATCCAGCATCTATCATTAACCTACGATACTTGTTGTGCTCATTGATAAAATTCGTTCGTTCTTTACTGAGCCTTTCTATATGACCATCTCTGACTCCAACTCTGTCATCATTTCTAATTCGCATTGCCTCAAGCTCTGTGGTCATAGTGGCAAGGTCTGACTTGAGCTTTCTGTTGACGGTTTTCATGTAGGCCACGCCGCCGGACTCGCCTTGTGCTTTTTTCAGTTCCGCTTGTGAGTTTGCAAGATCCTCAGTTAGTGTAGATATAGACACTCCCGATGACAGCGATATGCCCTCTAGTCGTTCCACTTCCTCGCGTGACTTTCCCCAACTTTGAATGGCCCACTCTACAAGATCTTCCGTTGACATGTTTGGGGAAAAGTCGCCTTCAATTGTGCTGTAGATAACACGCAGTGAATTCCTGACATCATATTTAAACGTCGTATGCTGGTCATATTGCCTTGTCGCGCGTTCCACTTCCGCCTTGAGTGCGGTCTCGCTTTCTAGTGTTGCGGCATATAGATTCCTTGCGTCATCATGATATGCAAATATTTGACGAACACCATCGGAAATATTGTCACCGTCATGGTACATGCTATGGCTCGAAAGGATGTCTTTGATTTTCCCTACCTCTGCCCGGAACTGAGCAGTGATTCCTACGAGTATTCTGTTTTCCGCCTCTTTGCAAACCGGGGGTATCAGGTCAGGATCGATCTGT